AACTTAAAAGAGGTTAATTATGAAAAAACCAATTCCAAAAGGTAAAAAAGGTAAAGGCATAAGAAAACTTAAAAAGGTAGCTCCAGCAGTTGCAAAACGAATGGGTTACAAAAAAGGAATGCGAGCGAGATAATGGCTAAACTTTGTCCTGCAGGAAAAGCTGCTGCTAAGAAAAAATTTGCTGTGTACCCAAGTGCGTATGCAAATATTTGGGCAAGCAAATACTGTAAAGGAAAAGTCGGACGTAAGAAAAAATCAAGCGGAGGACTTGCACAAAAAGGAAGAGGCTGTGAAATTAGATGAGCGGTCTAAAGAAATGGTTGGACGAGAAATGGGTGGACATTGGAGCACCGAAGAAGAACGGCAAGTACCAACCATGCGGAAGACAGAAGGGAAGCAAGAGAGCATATCCAAAATGCGTCCCACTTGCAAAAGCCACAGCGATGACAAAAGGGCAAAAGGCATCTGCTGTCAAACGAAAAAGAGCAGTATCTAACACCGGACCTAAACCAACTAACGTTGCAACATTTTCTAAACGAGATAGAAAAGCAATTGGAGGTATAATTTGAGAAAACAAGATAATATGCCTGCCAGAAACAAAAAAAATTTTAGACCCACTGAAAAAGGGGCTGGAATGACACAAGCAGGAGTTAAAGCTTATCGAAGAGCTAACCCTGGTTCTAAATTAAAAACAGCAGTAACTGGAAAAGTTAAAAAAGGTTCAGCTGCTGCAAAACGTAGAAAGTCGTATTGCGCAAGAAGTGCAGGTCAAATGAAACAGTTTCCTAAAGCTGCTAAAGATCCTAATTCTAGACTACGTCAAGCTAGAAGAAGATGGAAATGTTAGAGGCCCTTAAAAAAAGATACGAAGCTCAAATTGCTGAAGCCAAAGTAACTTTAAATATTTACTTATCTAATTCTGTAGGCATAGGAGAACATCCACAACACCTTGATGAAATAGATAAACTACTAGGAAACATTGCTGAAGCAGAAGATAAATTAAAAGTAATAGAAAATGTTAGATAGACTGGTTTATAAATTTTTTGCTGGCCTTGACAATATTATGATTTTTATGGATAGTTGGTTTTATGAGAGATACAAAAATATTAGAAGCTTTTTCAATAAAAAAAGAAAAAGAAGAAAAACAAAAAAATCTATTTCGTAATCTTAAAAAAGAAGTAGAGACGGGTGCGAATGGCACTCAAGATTACATAATTAAGAAAGGTGTAAATAAAGGTAAAAAAGCAAATGTTAGATGAAATAAACTTAATAACTAAAATACAAAAACAATTGAAAGAAAGTTACCAACAAATAGGTGACGCTATGATAGGTGGCACTATTGACAACATGGAAAAATACAAGTACATGTTGGGACAGGCCCACGCCTACCAATATATTTCAGGGGAAATATCCAACCTGCTAAACAAAGGAGCAACGAATGGAAAAGACAGAGACGGCAAAGTCGTCGACATTGGAAAAGACAGAAGTCCCAAAGCATAAAAATGCTTTGGCAGAAAAATACGAAAAAGAAGATAAAGAAAAACATCAAAAAGAAGTTGATGGTTACGAACGTTTGAAGACTAAAGAGTCTTCTAAACTACCAAGGCCAACCGGCTGGAGACTTTTAGTTTTACCTTTTAAGATGCCAGAGAAAACTAAAGGTGGATTGTATCTTGGACAAGATACTTTGGAAAGACAACAAGTTGCATCTACATGCGGACTCGTTCTTGAAATGGGACCACATTGTTATGACAAAGAAAAATTTCCTGAAGGCCCTTGGGCCAAGAAGGGAGATTGGGTTATCTTTGCTCGTTATGCGGGTTCAAGATTACCTATAGACGGTGGGGAAGTTAGATTGCTAAATGATGATGAAGTGTTAGCAACCATCGATAGACCCGAAGATATACTTCATACATTTTAACCATAGGAGCATACTATGCAAAACGTAGACAAACCAGTTGACATAGATACATCCGGACCAGGTGCCGAAGTAGAGTTAGATTCAGTTAAAGAAGAATTAATTGAAGAAACTGTAGTTGAAGAAAAAACATCAGGAACGGATAAGTCATATGAAAACGAACGTGAAACAAAACTTGAAGACGGTGGTAGCGCCGATGACGCAAATGCGAAATCTAATGAGCCAACTGATGTTCAAGCTAGCGAAGAGAATACAGAAAAAAAGAAAGAATTAGAAGAATACTCTGAAGGAGTAAAAAGAAGAATAGCTAAATTAACTAAAAAAATGCGTGAGTCGGAGCGAAGAGAAGAAGCAGCTACGATTTATGCAAAAAGTGTTTTAGCTGAAAAAGAAGCTTTAAGTGCTAGACTTTCAAAATTAGATACAGGATTTGTATCTGAAAAAGAAAATAGAATTAAAGCAGGTATGGAAGCAGCTGTTGCAAAACTTGCAAAAGCTAGAGAAGAAAGTGATCTTAAAGCTGAAGTTGCTGCAAGCGCAGAAATTTCAAGACTAGGTTATGAAGAAGCAAGACTTGCTGATTTAAAAGCTAGACAAGTTGAACAGAAAACTGAAACTCCAGTACCACAACAACAAATACAACAAGAAGTGGATGTGCCAAGACAAGTGGATTCTAGAGCAAGAGATTGGGCTAGAAAAAACGAATGGTTCAACAAAGATCCCATAATGACTGAGGGAGCAAAAGTAATACACAGACAGTTGACTGAAATTGAAGGATATGACCCTAATACCGAGCCTGAAGAGTATTATTCAGAGGTAGATAGAAGAATAAGACTTGAATTTCCGCACAAGTTTGATACTAATGTTACTCAGGAATCGACTAGACCTACTCAAACTGTAGCTTCGGCTACGCGAGCTAACAGGTCTTCTGGTCGCAAAGTTGTGAAACTCACGCCTTCACAGGTAGCAATTGCTAAAAAATTGGGTGTGCCACTTAAAGACTATGCGGAACAATTAAAAATCACGGAAGGAGTATAAGCATGGAAAATCAAGATCAAAAAACTTCACGTGCGAGTCAGACTAGAGAAAAAACATCTCGACCAAAAGTCTGGTCTCCACCATCTTTATTAGATGCACCCCCTGCACCGGCAGGATATGTCCACAGATGGCTAAGAGCTGAGTCTATGGGATTCGACGATTCTAAGAACGTACAAAGCAGAATAAGATCTGGCTTTGAATTAGTAAGAGCCGATGAATATAATGAAACAGATTATGCTGTAGTGGAAGACGGTAAGTACAAGGGAGTGATCGGTCAAGGTGGCCTAGTGCTCGCTAGAGTACCTGTAGAGATCGCACAACAATACGCTGATTACTATCGTAAGCAAGCGCAGGAGAACGAAAGTGCCTTCGACAACGATCTCTTAAAGGAAGAGCATCCAAGTATGCCTATCAGTGTTGATAGAAATACTCGTGTAACTTTTGGTGGTACGAAGAAATAAGTTTTTTAACAATTTCTAGTTCATCATTTAAATTAACCAAGGAGAAAAACTATGGCAAACCAAGATAGTCCTTTCGGCTTAAGAGCAATAGGAAAAATCGGTCAAAATAGAGATAACCAAGGTTTAGCGGAATTTAGTATTGCAGCTTCTGCAACAGCTATCTACGGTCAAGATCCAGTTAAAGCGTTAGCTACTGGAACTATCGGAGTAGCGGCAGCAGGTGATACTTTATTAGGATCCCTAAATGGTGTTTTCTTTACAGCAGCCGATACATCAAAACCAACGTTTGCGAACCATCTGAATGCAAGTAACACTGCAACAGATATCGTAGGCTTTGTATCTTCAGATCCTTACGAGAGATTTGAGATTCAATCAGACAACACAACAGCTTCTGCACAAACTGATGTTTTCATGAATTATGACATCACTTATGCAGCAGGAAGTTCTCACGATTACCTTTCAGGTGTCGAGCTAGATGATTCAACTTTGAACTCAACTACTGGACAATTGAGAGTAGTTGGAGTTTCAAAAGACATTAAGAACAATGATTTAACTGCATCGCATGTTAACTTTGTTGTAATGATCAATGAGCACTTCTTAAAAGGTACAGCTGGAGTATAATAGCAGAATAGGAGATTAAATTATGGCTATATCACGAGGACAACTAGTTAAAGAACTAGAGCCAGGTTTGAACGCACTGTTCGGCTTGGAATACAAAAGATACGAAAACCAACATGCTGAGATCTACGCGACAGAAACTTCAGACAGAGCTTTCGAAGAGGAAGTTATGTTATCTGGATTCGCTAATGCTCAAGTAAAACCTGAAGGTTCAGGTGTAGTTTTTGACAATGCTCAAGAAACTTACACTGCAAGATACACTATGGAAACTGTGGCTCTTGCCTTCGCTATTACTGAGGAAGCGGTGGAAGATAACCTGTATGACAGACTGTCAAGCAGATACACAAAAGCGTTAGCTAGAAGTATGGCAAATACTAAGCAAGTTAAAGCTGTTAACCCTTTGGTTAATGGTTTCGGAGGTGGTTTCACTTCTGGAGATGGCAGCAATTTATTTAGCACATCTCACCCAACAATTGCTGGTACAGTGTCAAACACTCTATCTACGGCAGCGGACTTAAACGAAACTTCATTAGAGCAATCTCTTATTGACATTGCAGCGTTTACTGATGAAAGAGGTTTAAAAATTGCAGCGAAAGCAACAAAAATGATTGTTCCTTCTGCGCTACAATTCCAAGCTGAAAGATTGATGAAATCAGAAGGCAGAGTTCAAACTGCTGATAATGATATCAACGCAGTTAGATCAATGGGAATGGTTCCTCAAGGTTACAGAGTGAACAATTTCTTAACTGATCCAAAC